TGGCCGGTTTCGATCTCTACACCCGCAAGCATGATGGCGGTCAGTTTGGCTTTTCGGTCGCTGACGGTCGTATTCAGGGCCATGTGGATGGCATCGTCGCCGGTGCGCCGGTTGAACTCGATCTCGCATTTCCGATGCTCTGGGAATGCAAAACCATGAACGACAAGAACTGGAGGGACACGGCTAAAAAAGGCGTGGCCGTGACCAAGCCCGTCTATGCGGCCCAGATGGCTGTTTATCAGGCGTACTTGGAAACCTCGATTCCTGGCATCGCAGCCCACCCAGCACTATTCACTGCCATCAACAAGGATACGCAGGAGCTGTGGCTTGAACTGGTGCCCTTTGATGCGGCGCTGGCGCAGCGCATGTCCGACCGGGCAGTGAAAATTATTCAGGCCACGGAGGCGGGTGAATTGCTGCCGCGCATCAGCACTTGCGCCAGCTACTACGAGTGCAAGTACTGCGCCTGGGCGGTGCGCTGCTGGCAAACAAACGCGATGGGGCAGATGGAGGTGTCAGCATGAACGACCGTCTGCACACCCACGCAAAACTCGACATCAGCAGCGCTGTGCTGTTGGCAGGCAAACGTCAAAAAACCCTGATCGGTGCTTCGTTGCTGGAGCGCCTACTGCTACGCCATGTTGACCACGTCAGTGCTGAATCGCGTCTGTGCGTGGCGGTGATCAAGCAAGCCTTCATCGATTTGTGCGCCGCCTCGCCTCATCTGAGAGTAGAGGCGAGGCGATTCTTCCACGATGGCCATCTGGATGTCTGGTGCGACCGTGTCGGTCTATCGCCGGATTTCATGCGCGAAATAGCGTTGAAGACGGGATACCTTCCCGCCCACAGTACCCCGAACACAAAAGCCGGAGGTGGCCATGCTTGATTTCAATGATCAGGGCACGCCTCCCTTGCAAAAACAGGATGGGTCTGATCGCGACGAGATTCGCCAGGCGTTGCTGGCCGGGCTGGACCGCGTGCTGTTCGCCATGTTCCCGGCTGGCAAGATCGCTAACGGCAAGTTTTTCGTGGGCGACGTGTTGGGCAGCCCCGGGCGCAGTCTGGAAATTCAGTTGGATGGCGAGCGCGCTGGACTCTGGATTGACCGTGCCACAGGCGATGGTGGCGACATCTTCGATTTGATCGCAGCCCATCGCGGAATCGATGCCCAGCACGATTTTGCGACGGTGCTGGCCTTTGCCCGTGATTTGTTGGGGCGAGCGCCTGCGATTCCCTCCAAAAAGCGTAAGCAGCCCGCGCTGCTCGACGAGCTCGGCCCGGCGACGGCGAAGTGGGACTACCTGGCGGCAGACGGCAGTTTGATTGCCTGCGTCTACCGCTACGACCCAGAGCCGGGCAAGAAAGAGTTCCGTCCCTGGGATGCCAAACGGCGCAAGTTGTCACCACCCGACCCGAGGCCGCTCTACCACCAGCCGGGCATCGCCCGTGCCGATCAGGTCATTCTCGTCGAGGGAGAAAAATGCGCGCAGGCTCTCATCGATGCCGGGATTTGTGCGACTACTGCGATGCATGGGGCCAATGCACCTATCGACAAAACAGACTGGTCACCCCTGTCAGGAAAGGCGGTGCTGGTTTGGCCCGACCGTGACAAGGCAGGCTGGGATTACGCCATGAACGCCGCCGAAGCCATCATGGCGGCGGGCGCCGCATCTTGCTGTGTGTTGATGCCGCCGGCCAATCCGACAGCCTCTTCGCCCGAGGGTCTCCCCGATGGGTGGGATGCCGCCGATGCGCTGGCCGAAGGCTTCGATGTCGGGGCCTTCCTTGCCTCGGGCGAGCGGATTGCCTTCCACACCGCATCAAAGCAAACGCAGTGTGCGGACGCGGATGACCCGACCGAACAAGCGGTTTGGGCCACCGAGGATGCACTGGCGCTGACTTTTTCCGGTCGGTATGCCAATGACTGGCGCTATGTGGCGTTGTGGGGCAAATGGGTGTTCTGGACCGGCAAGCGCTGGCAGACCGAGGAAACCCTGGCGGCACCGCATTTGATGCGCCAGATATGTCGCGAGGCGTCGCTCAAGGCAGATTCGCACCGTACCGCCGCGAAACTCGCCAGCAGTGGCACGGTCGCAGGACTGGAACGCCTGGCACGTTCGGATCGCCGTCACGCGGCCACCGCCGAAGAGTGGGATGCCGACCCGTGGTTGCTCAATACGCCAGGCGGGGTGATTGACCTGACCTCGGGGCGTATCCGTCCCCATGACCGGGAGGATCGTATGACCAAGATCAGCACCGCCACACCGCGTGGGGACTGCCCCATCTGGCGGAAATTTCTCAATGAGGTGACCGGCGGAGATCAGGCGTTGCAAGCCTACCTGGCCCGCATGGCGGGATACGCACTGACCGGATCGACCCGTGAGCATGCGCTGTTTTTTCTGTATGGGACGGGCGCCAATGGCAAGTCGGTGTTTGTGAATACGCTCGCCATCATTCTGGGCGACTACGCGACAAACGCGCCGATGGACACCTTCATGGAAACACGCTCGGATCGGCACCCGACCGACATGGCAGGGTTGCGCGGGGCGCGTTTCGTCGCGGCCATTGAAACCGAGCAGGGGCGGCGTTGGGCCGAATCCAAGGTCAAAAATCTGACCGGGGGTGACAAGATTTCTGCACGCTTCATGCGCCAGGACTTCTTTGAGTTCATGCCACAGTTCAAGCTGATTGTGGCCGGTAACCACAAACCCGCGATTCGCAATATCGACGAGGCGATGAAGCGGCGGCTACACCTGATTCCGTTTACGGTGACGATTCCGCCTGAGCGTCGTGACCAGCACTTGCAGCAAAAGCTGCTGGCCGAACGGGACGGCATTTTGGCCTGGGCGGTTCAGGGGTGCATGGACTGGCAACGCCTCGGTCGGCTTGAGCCGCCACAGCAGGTGCTCGATGCCACTGACGAGTATTTCGAGGAGGAGGATGCCATTGGTGAATTCCTGGACGAGGACTGCTCCCTGTCACCCGTAGCCCGTGAGGCAATTTCAGCCATCTATCTGCGCTGGCGCGAACGGGCGGAGCGACGTGGCGAGTACGTGGGCACCAGTCGCTGGCTGACCCAGCAACTCATCAACCGGGGTTTCGCACGCATCCGCTTATCCAAGGGCGTCAAGGCCCTATCCGGCCTATCGCTCAAACCCAAAGAGACGCCCGGCTACATGCCGTATCGCGACGATTGAATGAATGTTGTGACCGAATATGACCCAATTCTCGTAACTCCCTCGCGCCTGCGCGCGCATCACGTTATGGGGAGTAACGATAAGTTGGACACATTCGGTCACCAATTAAAAAAGACGGAAATAAAAATGACCAACACAACAATCCTGGCCCTCGATCTGGGCACGCACACTGGTTGGGCACTGCACCAACTGGATGGCACCATCACCAGCGGTACCGAGCATTTCAAGCCGCAACGTTTCGAAGGCGGTGGCATGCGCTTCCTGCGCTTCAAGCGCTGGCTGAACGATTTGCTGCATGCCTGCGATCACATCAACGCGGTGTATTTCGAGGAAGTCCGAAGACATGCTGGGGTGGATGCCGCGCACGCCTACGGCGGTTTCATGGGGCACCTGACCGCATGGTGCGAGCATCACAACATCCCGTACCAGGGCGTTCCGGTCGGCACGATCAAAAAGCACGCGACCGGCAAAGGTAATGCAAGCAAGGACGACATGGTGGCCGCCGCCACATCTCGCGGCCATTGCCCAAGCGACGACAACGAAGCGGATGCCCTGGCGCTGTTGCACTGGGCTATCGAGACGCAGGAGGTGTAACGTGAAGGTTCCCACACATCAATACCGCTGCGCTCTTGGCCGCCTGCAGCCTCAGGCCGCCGATCTGGATGCCATCAAGCAAAGCGGTTGGCAAGAGCAGCGCATCCTCGTCGTCGCCGAAAACGATGACCGCTTGGATTTTATCGAGCGCGAATTTGTGCGACGACTGGGTGAGCGCCTGTACAGCGCAACTGCCAGGGGAGTGCGCCATGACTGAATGGACGATTGACGATGTTGCGGATCGGTTCAGTGATGCTGCGGCCACAGCGCACCGCCTACCGCCGGTACGCGTGCAGGGCTACTTCAATGCTTGGTCGATGTTTGCCTTTCAGGTGCCAGAGCGCTATCCGGATCCAGATCGACTTTACCGCCCCATGCCTCCCAGCCCGAAGGCCGTGGAACTCATGCTGGAGACCATGGCTTGGGTGCAGTGGTTGCAAGTCGAGCAGCGGCATCTGGTCTGGATGCGTGCCAATCGCTACGAGTGGCAACAGATCGGCAGGCGTTTTGCCTGTGACCGGACGACGG